TTAGCAGGCTATCATATCAGAATTATCTTTGTGTTTTTCGACAACTTTCTTAACACTTGATTCGTGCCAAAATACCTCTTTGTCACTTACCTTGATAGGTTGAGGAATTTCACCATTCTTAATCATGCGATAGAATTTAGTGCGGCCAATAGACATTAGCATCATAAACTCTTTAGCACGTACACGACGATCAATCTCCATTCACCCCTCCTTACTTTCCGCTTTAACTTTATTACGCAACTTGATCAAATCACTTAATGAGGTTGGTTTAAAATCCTTATCTGAAAACAAATTTAAATTCCAACCTGTTATTTGACCCTTGATGTTTGTGGTGACAAACTTATGGTAATTCTCAATTGAATATTTATTGATTGGGCTATATCCAATTTCGATCAGTACATCACAAACAAGATTTAAGGGCTGATCTTCAGTAATAGCAATTTTCAGGTTTTCAAATCCACTCATTCCTCAGCTCCCGATTCAACATCCAACAACATGCTGCCTTCCTCTGGATATTCGGTCATCCAAAAGTAATAGCCTTTGCCACTGTGCCCATCTTCAAAAAATTTAATAGTTAGTTCAGTTTCAAGTTGATCTAAATCATTTTCACCATCTGGATTTACAAATTCGAGAAGGCTTTTTAATTGGTGACCATTAAGAGTTATGCTCATTGTTCAGCTCCCGATTCGCTTGCTTCTACCATTGCCTTGTAAATGCTATTTGCTAAGAAGCCAGCGCCTTTATCAAAGCCAGCACGCTCCATCACTTCTGTTGGCTCTTTCGGTACCAAACAGTAACCCTCTGGCACCGCCTGAGCTTTGGCTTTTTCTTGCCAACCAAACCAAGCTCCGTTAATAAATGATTCTGCGCATGAGTTGAATGGTAAGTCGTAAAAATCACCATTAAAATGAGATTTTTCCTCATTCAGTATTTCTGCAATTTCCGAAAGCTTCTCAAAAGCCTCTCTTTCCTTATTCAAATCTGTCATGTCATCACCCAATTAATGTAAATTTGAAATTCTTTAAGTTAATAGCAGTCATCTTGTTGCAGTGCTGACACTTGGTTCTTGCTCTTTTCTTAAGCTCATCAAGGTCTTCACTAATCTGCTTTTTCTGCTCTGTAATCCTTGCTTGCTGTCGGGACCAATACTTCATAGTGTCTTTGATCCACATCACAGGGTTTACTTTTGCTCCACACTTCATGCATGTAAGTTCCAAAGCTTTAGTGTCAATTTCAACTTGAGCATGTTGGCACTTATGCAGATTTGTTCTTGGGAAGGGCACTACGTTTTCTTCAACATTCAAGACGATGTGATCTTGAAAAGGGTAGTTCATGTTCCCTCTGTATTCTTGATCTGTCATGCTGCCACCTTCAATGTTTTAATCGCGTCATCTATAGCTTTATTGAAGTTCCGAACATCTTGCTCTAATGCTTCGATAGCCAAGTCTTTAGCAAAGACGCGAATAATAATGATCTGTAGTCCTTCTGGCAGACGTGGGTCATAACTCACAAAGTCACACCATTCACGACGAGTACAAGCCAATTGACTAGTGATTTGCGGGATGTACTCATCTGGCACTTGCTTAGTCAGCAAGGTATTCAAATGCGTTGTAGTGTCTGGGCACTTAACTTCGATTTGACCATCTTCATTAACAAGCCCATCTGGTGAAGCCCCGAACATTTCAATGTAAGGGTGGTCAATTAAACCTGTACCAACTACAAAGTTAACCGTCTCATTTTCATAGGCCGCAATTGCATGAGGCTCGTTATCAATACCCCATTGCATAGCTTGGTTTGTGAAGATTTCCTTCTGAACGCCAGTGAGGCGCTCAGCTAGAATAGTTAAACCCAATGCATTTAAAGCTTTGCCTTTATTAGGCTTTGCATTTAAATCCTTTACACGGCTTGCTGTGACTTTGCCACAGCGTTCCGAATGCCAATCTTCACTACGCTGGAGAATGTTCATAGGTTTCTCCTTGGCGCTGTAAAGCTTGATCAGCAAACTGAGCAATTTCTTTTAAGCTAATTGAGTGAACTTCCCAAAGGTGCTTTTTAAGATTTCCCTTTGGAATTGCCACATAAGCAGCTTGCAAGCGTTCAGTGCCGTATTGAGCTTCTGATTTGAGTGTAGGCAAATGCTCATCTTCAAAGGCTTGGTAGCCTTCTGGCACTTCACTAGTCACATCCTTAATAGGTTGTCCACTTTCAGCAATACGTTCCGCTTCATCTTGATCATGAATACCAACAAAACCAAAAGCCAAACGAGCACATTGAATAGTTGCCTTGTGGCGCAAGAAGCGAGAAGGGTGACTCTGCCATGGTCCTTCAACTACATATCCAGTTTTTGACTTAAATGGTGCACGATAACACTCTGCTAAATACTCGCGAACAACAGTAGGGTGGTCACGGTCTTTACGGTAGATAATGCATTCAACCCATTCAGGTGCAGCAACTTTCGCGCCTTCCATCTGAACCATATTTTCTGAAAACTTAAATTCCATACCATTAAAATTAGAGTTTCCGTTAATGATTCTAGACCAGCCATCTACGCCAACAACTGGAATAATCCCTTTGTTTTTATCTGGGAAAGCGTAAATCTCTTTGGTCCATGGGTTCAGCTTGTATTGACCAGCAACAATCAAAAGAGAAGCCATTTGTGCATCAGTTGCAGGTGTTTCAGTACGGAAAGCTGTTTGAATCAGTGTTTCCTTTAACTCTTGTGGATTAACATTAACCAAGCCAAGAGTTTCAGCAACGTTTGCAATCTGTGTAGTAATAAGTGTTCCGTTTGCTGGCGCATTCATAATCTTCTCCTAATTCTTTGGTGGTTCTGGTAGTGGCATCCAGTGAGAAATGATGTGTTTCGCATCTTCAACGCCATCGCAAACAAATATTTCTTTTTGTGGTATCCACCAGCCAACTTCGATCAAAAGAGCGTAAGGGCGTGGATACCAAAACCCTTTTTGCTGATCTTTAAGTAGGCATAAAATACTTGTTTCTTCTTGGAATGCTGGAAGCCTTTCTTCAACACTAATCCACCCCATCACCCACCTCTCAACTCATTTCTAATTTCTGCTAATCTTTTTAACGTCTCACTTAAGTAGGCGATTTTTGTCTTAATAGAAAACTGATCACCTAGCTCTAATTGGATCTGCTCAGTACCGCGACCTACATAGCGAAGATGAATCCAATTGCCGCCATCAGTGATGACTGTATCTTTCTCACTAGAAAGTGGGAGCAGGGCATTTACAGAATCTTTAATAAGAGCTTGAAGTCTTGATACTTCGATAATTTCAGGATGTGCATTCATAACATTCACCATGGAGCGCTTAAATGCGCTCTCTAATTCCTGATTCGATAAGATCTTTAATCTCAACTACGTCTAAACGATCAACGTAAGCTAAGACCTCGCCATCTTCGTCATAAACGCGAATGTCTTTAATCTCGTTAATTTCAACTTCACGCCAAGCTTGATAGCCGTTGCCATCAATTGAGTACTGAGCATCAAAATCAACTTCTAATGTGAACTTTTCATTTGCAGTTTGAAGTACTGCTTGTTCATTTTCAGGGTCGATTGATTCAACTTTGAAAGGAGCTGCAACCGTTACAGGTTTGTTATTAGCAGGGGTGAAGGCATAAGCAGCAGTTAGAGCACTAACTACTCCTACGAATCCCATGGATTTGACTATGTTGGCTTTTATGTTCATACTTATCTCCGCATTAGATGCAAACCGCCTAGACTCTGACCCCTATGGCGGTTTTTGTTTGTTGATGAGATAAATATCGCATTTCCGATATTATTAGTCAATAGGGAATCCGATATTTTTATAGAAATTCCGATTTTTTGTGTTTTAATAGACAAAAGAAAACCCACACGGGGTGGTGGGTTATTTGGAGTTTATTGAGATGAGCAAAGAAAACCTTTATTTCTGCTTAAATATGTTCTCTAGTTGCGGTGCATTATCATTTTCTATTTTCACTTTAGGTAGACATACTTATCTTGGGTTCTTTTTTGGCGCCCTATCTCTGGTATTTTTTTTAGTATTTATTGTTGCATTAATTAACAAACTTTCATCTTGTCAATGTAAGAAAGAACAGCAATAAGCACTGTAATCAATGTTAAAAAAGTAGTTAAAAAGTACTTCCATTCTTGCTTAATTAGTATCAATAGGGCAATGAATGGCTCAATAAAATAACTCAAAAACCTAGCAACAGGACTTCTATAAGGCTCCCTTATAATTGTATCAATGCCAGTAGCAGGGTTGCTGTCAATTAGGCCTGGATCTCCTTTGTACCAAGTCTTAATCTTTTTTACTAATTCTCCAAACATATGTTATTCTCAACTTATCAATTATCTTGTGATATTGGTGGGCGCAAAGGCTAATGCTGCCAACATTAGTCAATCCAAGACCTTCCTAAGCTTGGGTGGAAAGACCGACTTACTATCGGTCTTTTTTTATTATTTAATCTTCTGCCCAAGCTTTCCTTCTTTTACCAACTGCACGACCTGCTCATTAGTAAGCACAGGAATAAAGACTTTGTCGCCAATATCTTTAGAAAGAATCTTCACTTCTTCGGCTGTTAGCACCAAAGCTTCACCATGTTTCGCAGCATCATTGATACGGGCAATGATTTGGTTGATTGGTAGTTTTGAATTGTCCATGTATCACCTAAAACCTTAATTTAACTTTTTCTAACACGCTTTGGGCGTGAACCCCCTAATGGTCTAAATGCATCAATAACCAAGCCTACCAGTTCCATACCATCTTCAAATTCAATAATATTCGGGTGAAAGTTAGGATTTAGGGCTTGCAGGTATTTGCGCTGATCGCTTTCAATTACAAGCTTTTTAAAGGTTGCATCTGTATTATTTCGAACAACAATTAGATCATCAGGAAGTAAATCACAAACCTGATAGTTTGGATTAACTAAAATATAGTCACCTTCTTCATATTTTGGGGAATTACTTACGCCAACAACTCTTAAATAAAAACATCCATCTGGATCATCTGCACTAAGGGGTGGCAACCATTCATTTATTTTATTAGGATCGATAGCTTCTACTGATGTCATTGTTCCTGCCTGCACCCAAGAAAGAACGGGAATTAGCTTTTTAGTTATAGGCTCAACGTTATTATCAAACTTACTGACAATGCCTTTTTTTAACTCTTCTGCGGTAACACCAAGTGCGGTAGCCAACTCAAGTATAGAGCCTGTCGATTTGGCATTCCCTGTTTCGAGATCAGAAATTACAGATTGTTTGACACCTGACTTCATAGCCAGTTCTTTTTGAGTCATTTTCTTAGCTTTGCGAATTGCTTTTAAGTTTTCGCCCAAAGTAGCCATAAATTTGTCCATTGTTACTTCTATCGGAATTCTGATACATATTTCAATCGGTTTGGCTATTGAATAAATATCGGAAAACCTATATATTTAATAAAAATTATCGGAGACCGCCCATGAATCAATGGCAGAAGATGATCTCTGAGTTAAGGGAAAAGGGTCTTACTCAGACATTTATAGCCGCAGAAATCGGGTGCTCACAGAATTACGTTAGTGATTTAGAGCGCGGGTTATGTGGGAAACGCCTTTCATATGATCTAGGAAGAAAACTAGAAAATTTATGGAAGGAATATTGTTCAGAACAATTAACCGCTTAGGAACTAAACCATGAGCAAAGTATCAACCGAATTGAGTGCAAGGGCTAGAAATGAAGTTTCTAGAGTTTTGCAAGCCCTTGCATCAAGCAATCAAAGTCAGGTTGCTGAACAGTTGGGGATTGATCCAAGCACATTATCACGAATGAAAAATGATAGAAAATCCAATGGCTTGACTGAGCTTGAGAACTGTTTAGTGCTATTGGATGTTCTTGGATTCAAAACTGTACTCAAGAAATATCGAATGATTAGCGAGGAAAAACTAAATGCGCTTTTTGTGATGTCAAAAGCGTGGATGGAAAGCAAACAAACAATTGACGATCTTTTTCAAGATGACATTGAAGATTTCGGCATGTGTTTTGAGCTTGGATATAAAGAAAAAGCCTGATTTCGTGGATCAGGCTTAGTGTTCAATCGGAGAAGGACCAAATGAACTATCAAATATTAGCAGACATTGAACTAAATCGGAAGATTAGTTTGTTTCAAAAAGCGGTTGAGGCTTATGCAACAGAGCGAACTTTAAAAAACTCTATTGCTGTGGCAGAGGCTAAAAGCAAATTGGAGCGTCATTTTTATGAATCAAACAGCTTTGAGGTTCATGAAGGAGTATGAGCATGGAGTTTACGAAGGGGCAAAGTATGTGCGCCAATATGGTGATCTTCAAAGGCTCTATGATGCTTCAAGTGATGAGTTCTTCATTGAAGAAATCAACGAAGCTTATGAAGAATTTAAAAGGAGTTTGGTATGAGTAAGGTTATTGCGCCGAACTTCACACAAGTTCCAAATGTTGTTGTTGATGAGCTTGCAGCTAAGTTAAGTGATTCTGCATTCAAAATGTACGTTGTTCTCATCCGCAAAACTAAAGGATGGGATCAATCACGTGATGCTATTTCAATCAGTCAATTTGAAAAAATCACAGGTAAGAGCCGTCCAACAGTTGTCAAGGCGATTGAAGAGCTTGTTAAGCTTCGCTTAATTAAGAAAACAAAGTGTACAAAATTTGGCAATGAATATGAGTTGAATTTAGCATTTTCTATTGATGGTTTGCTACTAAATTTCCCAAGTAAAAAATCTTTACTAGTTAAAAATTTTAACCAAGCTAGTAAAAAATCTTTACTGCTACTAGTTAAAAATTTTAACACACAAAAGAAACTATCAAAAGAAACTATCAAAAGAACAAGTGGTGCAGTTAAAAAAGACTCTAAAAAATTCTCAGAAGATTTTGAGAAGTTCTGGTCTGCATATCCAACTTGTAAACGTAAATCAGACAAGTCTGGCACCTATAAAACTTTCACAAAGCATGAAGGATGTTTTGCGATTGAAACACTTCTTTCAATTCTTGAAAAACAAAAATCTGATGTCTCTTGGACAAAGCAGAATGGTGAGTTCATTCCATCACCTAGCGTTTGGCTAAACCAAAAACAATGGGAGAACGAATTTTGGTTTCAGGTCAACAGCCCTGTGGTAGCTCCTGATTTCTCTAATGCCCAATTGCAATATGGAGATTGGTAATGAGTACAAACATTCAAAATATGACAATTGAGCAGAGTGTGCTAGTCGCCTTGATGACAGTGAGCCATTCTTTGGAAGTTGTCGCAAATGATCTTTCTGAAGAGCATTTTTATGCAGGTCGTCACAAGATTATTTACAAGGCGATTGTTGAGCTTGCTAATGCTGATATGCCATATGACTCAGTATTTGTTTGCAAGCATCTACAAGAACGTAACCTTCTCAACGATATTGGTGGAGAAGAGTATTTAATTGAACTTAACAGTGCGGTTGGTAGTGTCCACCATCTTGAATATTTTGTTGCTGAGTTGAATAAACTTAAGCAGCATCGTGAAGTTGAAAATATTGGTCTCTCGATTGCAGAGTGCGCTAAAGATTTGACCATTACTGATGTTTACTTAGCTGCTGAGAATTTATTTAGTTCTTCTAGTAATTCGATTGAGCAAAAGCAAACAGGTTTTGATTTTAATCAAGCTCTAGAGAAAACACTTGAACGATTCGAGAAGAAAATTGCTCAAAAAGAGCAAAAGGGCTTCATAGGTGTTCAGTTCAATATTCCGCATCTAGATAATCTCTTGGGAACAATTGAAAAAGGGCATTTTTGCGTAATTGGTGGTCGTCCGGGCAGCGGTAAATCTACTCTTGCTCAGATGTGTGCAATGCAGACTGCAAAGCGTTTCAATATGCCAGTGCTGTTTATCTCCGCTGAGATGGATACACCAACCCTAACCAACCGTATGATCTCGGCATTAGGTGCAATCCCATATAACAATCTTCACAACGGGGAAATTTATGACGGGATGTTTGAAAAGCTTACTGGCACGATAGCTCAGTTCCGCAACCTTCCAATTTTTATTGAAGAGAAGCAGAAGCCAACAATTTCTGAAATCCAAAGCTATGCGCGTAAAGCAAAACGCAAATATAAGGCTTTAGGCTGCATCATTGTGGACTACTTGGGCTTAATTCGTGACCCATCTAAAAAAGACCGTGTTCAGGAAGTTGCATCAATTAGCCGTGATTTAAAAGCTATGGCTAAAGAGTTCGATTGTCCAGTAATTGCATTAGCTCAACTCAACCGAGCAGCAGAAGGACATAAACCTGTTGCAAGCGACCTTAAAGACTCAGGTCAAATTGAACAGGATGCAGACCAAATTATCATGGTCCACCCATTACTCGAAAAAGAGACAAATGCACCTACAGGTGTAACTGAATTAATCATTGCTAAAAACCGTCACGGGAAGCGCGGATCTGTAAAGGTTCAGGATCGCTTAGATATTTGTCGTTTCGTAGGCATGTCATTTCCAGTGGAAGAGAGAGGTGCAGCGTGAGCGTACAAGTGCAAGTAACTTCGATCGATCGCCAGAAGATGCAATTCAACGTAGAGGCGATAGATGGGTCAAGGGTGATTCTTAAGCGTGCATTTAACTTCAAGACGGAAACGAAAAAGCACATTGAGTCAGTGATCAATAAAGAACTTAAGACTTTCAACAAGCCTTCATATGGCGGTATCGAAATTGTCTTTATGTGTCCAGTAGGAGCGTTCTCATGAGATTAGCAGATGATAAGCAAACCCTAGATTGGATTGAGGAAATTGGCGGTGAACAGTACGAGGCTAAATTCACTCATGGGACAGTCTACGGATATAACAAGTTCAAATGTCGTTGTGAGTTTTGTAAGGAAGCTAAAGCATTAAGCAACCAACGTGCAGCTTTGAAGCGAGCAGTTAAAGCAAACCTGCCTGAATCAGCTTTGATTGTTGGAGGCGCTGTATGAAATCAATAAGTAAAACCAAGAAACTTAACTTTGATGATCAACTTAGCTTGCTCATGTTCGGTTGTCATGCAACTGCGCCTTTCAATGTCAAAGACGTGAAGGAATCAGTGTTTGATTTCAATCGAGGAACCATCTACAGCAATCTTCAAAAATTTGTTGAATGGAAATATTTCGAACGTGTTGGGAAAAATCATTACAAGGCAACTCAATACGCAAAAGACATCCTGAATGTTAAAGGGGAGCTGAAAGCATGATCGAATTTGCAGATTACAACTCAATGATGAAGCTCCGCAGAGATTACAACCTCGGTACTCGTAATGAAGAAACAAGAGCAGCAGCGAACCTATACGAGAAATTAAGAAAGCTGAAAATGCTAGACCAGCTTAAGCAGGAAGCCATTACTAAACGTTACAAGGAGGCGGTATGAGCAAGAAAAAGGAGCCAGCCATGAGTGAGTTTAAAGTCGGGGATTGGATAGTGCGTACAGACAAACGCACTGAATCTATCTATCAAATTACAAGTATTCAGGAAGGCCTAATCAAATGCACTTTCAAAAAGAATGGTGAAGACTGGAGGCTTCATACAACCAAGGGTGAAATCGAACATGCAACACCAGAAGAAATAGCAGCAGGCCACCGCATTGATAAACCATCGAATCCGAGGGAATTAGAAACCCTAGACAAACTAGAAAACCACATTTCGCCGAATTGCAAAGTGGAGGATGTGTGATGGATAAGTGTAGAGAAGAGTTTGAGAAGTGGCTAGATGACAACAACATGTTCATGAATATTGAACGACGATTTGATCAAGAATCTAACACTTATGATTATTGTGCCATTCGGTGGATTTGGGAGTCATGGCAGCACCAACAAGCGAAAGTGGAGGAGCTTAAAGCATCTCATCACGGTGAAGTGATTGGTCATGAGGTTCACTTAAAGAATATCAAGCAAGAGCATGACGAATTGCAAACCCTGTACACCCAGCAAGGCATAAACATGTTTAAGCTGCAAAAGCGGGTGGATGCAGTAATTATCGAAATTGAAAATATGTATTTATCAGGTGCCATTGGTTTTGACACGGTTAAGAAGTTAGAGCAAGCGCTCAAGGGGGAATAACAATGAATTTTGATAATGAAATGATTAAAGGTATTTCTCAAAGCGAGTTTGAAAAAGCTTTTGCAAAGCAGATGATGAAAGATCGAGTTTCTGATCAGATGCAAAAGGATATGGAAGCTCTGCAAAAACTTAATAGTGGCAATTATGTGATTGTGCCAAAAGAACCAACTCAAAGAATGCTAAACGCTGGTCATGTTGTAATGAATCCTATCAAAGGGTCAGACGTCCATTCAGGGACTAATCAGAAGCGTCGTGAGTGCTACAAGGCAATGTTAAGGGCTTATCAGGAGTACGGTGACCAATGACCACATTCAAAGAGGCTCAAATCATCATTGGCATTGATCCTGACTTGGAAAAGTCGGGAGTTGCCATTCTTGGGAATGATCTTCAACTCAAAAATCTGACCTTTCCTGAAACTGTTGAGCTATTCAGAAATGAACAAGACAGCATTAAGAAGGTTGTGATCGAAGCAGGTTGGGAGAATAAGAAAGCCAACTTCCGAGTAGGTGGTGGTCACTCAAGACAAGTGAACGAGCAGATTGCTAGACGCGTTGGGATGAACCATGCAACAGGCATCTTATTGGCAGAAATAGCTCAGGCTTTAGGCTTAGCGGTTTTATTAGTGAAGCCTACTAAATCAAAGCTCAATGCAGATGAGTTTAACAAGATTACAGGTTGGCAAGGGCGTACGAATCAAGAGCAGCGTGACGCAGGCATGTTGATTTGGGGAATGAGCAGGAAGAAGGTGGCGTGATGGTCTTTTACGAAGTTGGGACATATGAACAATATGAAGAAGGTTTTCATGCTTTCTTTCGCACTCGATATGAAGATAAAGCTGAACAAGTCAAAGCATGGGCAGAGGAGTACCAAGCTAAGACACCTGAATGGCCTACAGGTGAGACTGATGAAAAGCAGATTCAATATATGGATCTTGTTCGAAAAATTGATGATGAATTTGCAGAGCTAATAGGCAAGAAGTTCCCAATCTCAAACTATTCAAAAGACATGTACTCAATACTTATAAACAAAGCAGAATTAGATGATTAAGGGTGACGGTATGAAATCAAAGGTAGATGTAGATGCATTAAAGCTCACACTCCAATGGCAAGGATTCTTTCTAAAGGGATGGTTTGAAGATCATTGGTGTGACCTCAAGGACTATGCAGAAGCTTCTTTAAAGCTGCTTCTAATCATCCTGAGAATTTTGTTTTCTCCCATTCTCATTATTTATGTCATTTGGCAGACCAGAAAAATGTATGAACAGATAGCGAGCGGAGAAGTCAACAGAGAAAAAGTCAGAAATCACATCAAGAAATACGGCAAGTAAGGGGAAAGAGATGAATGCAGTAGTAACACCAGTAATGGATTGGAACAAATACACAATTGATGGATGGCTAGAGCAGTTCGGCGCTTGGTGTGAAACTGTGCGCATGAAAGGAGGTGATTTACCAGATGGGTTGCATATCAATCAGATCTATTGGTTGATGCGTGAAGCTGGTAAGGAAGTGCCAAGAGGTAAGTCTTACATTCGTTGTGAGATTAATGACTTTGAGGCGGATCAAGTGCAGGCCTTATTGCGTAGTATATTCAAATCAGAATCAGTGGATTATCAAGCTAAGTATGCAGTGATGTGTTTGATTAAGCATAAGGTCGAAAATCGATCTTTAAGTGCGGTGGCTGGCATTACAAACCAGTCTAAAGCTCAGGTAAATATCATGGTTGGATGTGCAAGATTTTTTCTTCACGCACATGATAAAAGATTAAGAATATCATGAGTTTATTTGAATTTATGGTATAATATTTAAGCAAGCCATACAGGTGCTACCAACACCTATATGGCTCTAATCAAATTGAAATTGAGGCTCCAAAATGACTGTGCGCAATAATACTTGCGTAGCCACAGCTATGCAACGTCGTCACCAAAATTTTATGAAACTCTTAGAATTAACCTATGAGGACTTTGATTATGATTTCTCTAGAGTAGTCTTTGATAAGGATGTTGACTCTACTGTTGAGATCAAATGCCCTAAACACGGTTGGATAAGGACCAGAGCTAAAAAGCTACTAGCAGGCAGAGGATGTGTAGCCTGTAATGAAGAAAGCTTAATGGATCAGGGTGCAATGATTTATCTGATCCGTTGTTATGATGATCAAGAGGAGTTCTACAAAATTGGAATTACTACAAAATCGTTAGAAACTAGGTTCCCTGATGAAAGCAGCCTGCCTTATGATTTTGACGTATTAAGTTTGCAGAACGGAGATAGAAAGAAGCTTTACAAATTCGAGACACTACTATTACGACTTTTGGAAAAATACAGATATACACCTAAGAAACACTTTTGTGGGCGCACTGAGTGTTTCAGCAATATTGATCTAATTAGGCAGAAATTTAATATCTTTGATGCATTTGGTGTTGACTCGTTTAAACGCGCGGTATAGGATATCTGGTATAGTGCGCTTGAGTAGTCAGGTTAACTAGCCTTATTTCAAAAGCTCACTTAATCGTGGGCTTTTTGCTTTTATGCCCTACAAGCTTAGAACATTGGATTCCGATGTGCTGGACTGGATTTCTAGTCGATGCTTAAACGTAGGGCTATTTTTTTGGAGGTTCACATGCTCCGAATAATTAAGCAGGTCTTTTGCATACATGTTTGGGAATATGAATCCGACATGTTCAATCAGAAAGAATGCAGAAAGTGTGGAAGGATTAAGTGTTTGTAGCCCTGTCGTTTGACGGGGTTTTATTTTTTACGCCATTCGTCTAATTGGATAAGACATCATAATTCTAGTGTGATTGATGCGGGTTCGAGTCCTGCATGGCGTGCCATTTAATTTAGAGAAGTGAATATACGCCAATGTAGTAGAGCGGCTCTGGTATTGGACGCAATAGTGAAAACAGAGTGGTTGTCGTGCCTTAGGGACTGTTCACTTCATCTAAGTTAAGAATAGGATTGTATATGGACACAATCGAAGCGAAGAAGAATTTAGTCGCAATATGTGCAGAAATAGAAAAGCTTCAAAATCTTTCACGTGGTTTGATGACAGCGAAAGAGATGCTTGATATTGACGCGAAGATTAAGCGGCACAAAGAACAAGTGAAGAATATTAGAAGCAATCTTTATGCGTGATGCAAAGCGACTTGCAGCAATAAGAAAATTACCATGTGTTAGATGTGGTCAGAGTCCTAGTCAAGCCGCTCATTCAAATAGCTCGAAGCATGGTAAGGGTAGAGGAATAAAGGCAAGTGATTTATACACAGTTCCATTGTGTTATGTCTGCCATGCTGCATTTGATAAGTTTGAATTAGGCACAAGACAAGAATCAGAATTGCTGTTTGATCAGTGGTTAGAAAAGACTGAATTGATGTTAAAAATAGATACAAATTCCGACAGTGTTTTTTAATTAAATCATGTGGTTATGATATAATTGTGCTTTATGATCGAGGTGTAAAATGATACTATTAAACTTTGGTTGGTGTGGCATAAAATTCAAAAGATCACATGAGTTTGGTAGATTAACAGAAGCCCCATTTTGGCAACTTAAATTCATTTTCTTTGAGTTACTGAAATTTCAAAAAGGTGCTAGTTCGCGCTTCATTAATTATGCATGGAATATGTATAACGACACTGAGCAGACAAAAGAATGGGTTGCTGAAGTCAAAGAGGCTAAAGACAAAGCCTACAATGAAGTAGAAAAGTACTATGAAGAAAAGTATGGGCGAAAGATCGAAGAATTAGAGAAGCGTAATGAATCACTACAGCGCCAATATTCACAGGTCTATTATGAGAAGCATGCACTACAGCAGACAATAAAAATAATCAATGGTGAAGAAGTTCGCCCCGATTTCCTTATGGGCGCGGATCCAAATTAGAACACGCCACCCACGGGTGGTTTTTTATTGCGAGGTCAAAATGGAACCACGATTCGTCATCAAAAACCATTCTGACATTAACTATGTAATTGGCTATCTCAATAATAATCATGCAAAGGCAGCGAGTGAAGGGAAGCCTTTAGTTGTTACTATCACATGTAAGCAAGAAAGCCTTTCAGCAGCACAACGAAGATTATATTGGCTTTGGATGACTGAGTACGGCAAACAGCGCGGACTAGATAAAGAGGAAGCGTCTGCATTCTTTAAATATAAATACCTTTCGATTATTTATAACCGTGACAATGTTGGTGAGTATCCAGAAACATTCAGGACTATGAAGGAACTCAAAAAGACTGGTGCAAGCCAATATGAAGCTTTACGTCAGTTTGTGGCCAATAGAATCAGTATCACGGAAGCAACAACAAAACAGATGGCTGAGTTTTTAAAAGATATTGAGGTTTTTTGCCTGAAGGATGGTGTGAAACTCACATGTCCAGAAGATCTTAAGTATGTGTTGGAATAGTTAAGCAGTTAAGATATATTGTTTTTTCTTTAATCATTACAAGAAGGAAAAGCAATGTTTTATTCTCATGACCATAAGTATATTTTATATTCCAGCATTGAAAGCTTTGCTTGCAATCCAGAAGGGCATTATAACTTAGTTGTCTACACAAAGAGTGGACAAAGACATGAATTCAATTATCAAAGCCGAGAAGAGCAGAAGAGAGCTTTGGAGTTAATGAAAGAGAATGTAGGCAAATAAAATGAACACATATACCAAAAAAATTCTTATCTCTGATGAAGATGGCAACCAAATTGAAGTGCTGGCTGAATGTGTTGATATTAAAAGTTCAGAGAGTTTGGATGCGCCTGCAAAAGATAATGGTTATGCAGTCAAAGCAGTCTTGATCGATGGGCATACAGTTCCACTGGGAACAGATGCATGTTTTTACCATCCTGACACAAGAGTTTTATATACAGTTGTTTAAACAGAACCGCCCAAGTGGCGGTTTTTTAATGGGTGAGATTTATGAAAAGACCTTATCCGCCTGAACAAGATAGCCCTTATGCAGATGATGAAGACTTAATTGATAGTGGTGGTCTGCTGCATTTTGAACCCGCTAATAACGATTTATGGCCATGGATAGAAGAAACCTTTCTTTGTGAGTGGGGAAAACTTCACAATCCAGATCATGAGCATCTTTTAAGCTTTCAGCCTCCTGAGATTTCATTCTTATGGGCCTATGCTAAATGTGAGGCGAAAGATAAACGGGTATATGGTCAAACCGAGAAAGTGATGATCAATGTAGGAGGATGGCGTAAACAGCGTCAGGAGCTGCAATTGATCAATTGGTTTGGTGATATTCCTAAATACATAATTACATTAGATGCCCGTATTTGTCAGGTAATGAGTGATACTGACTTTTGTGCCTTGGTTGAGCACGAGCTTTATCACATAGGACATAAGAAAAATAAAGATTCTGGCGAGTTTGAATATACATCTGTAGGTGAGCCTAGATTGTATTTACGTGGACATGATGTCGAAGAGTTCCATGGTGTTGTTCAACGTTATGGCGCATCTGAAGAAGTCCAAAAAATGGTTAATCTTGCGAATGAAGGTCCAACTATATCTAGAGCCAACATTGCTCATGCATGTGGTACATGTTTGTTGAAACTAGCTTAGGAGATTCTTTACATATCTATACGAAGAGGGGGTTATGGCAAAACTAACTGATCCTATGAAAATCTTTATAGTTCAGTCTCTTGCATGCTTTGAATCACCCCAGCAAGTAGCAGACGCTGTAAAGAATAGATTTAACATTGAAATTGATCGCATGCAGTGCGCTGGGTATGATCCAACGAAAGTGACAGGCGAGAAAATGGCAAAGAAGCTTAAAGAGCTTTTTTATAAAACAAGAGAAGAGTTTAAATCCAATATCTATGACATTCCTTTAGCTAATAAAGCTGTCCGCCTCAATGAGCTTCAAAAAATGTATGAAGACTGGGGTAAAAACAAAATCATGAAGCAAGGCATCATCAAACAGATAAGAGATGAAATGCATGGTCATGATTTACAACTACTAGATCTTGAATTGAAGAAATTAGAAATTCAGCGATTGAGAGATGGCGAGGATGGTGCTGGTGATGATCCAACACCTGTAAATGTCACTATTCATGTTGTAGATGCGAGTAAAAAAGATGCCGAACATCAATCCAACACTGAATGTGCCTCAGGCTAACTTTCTCCAATTGCCAAATAAGTTTAGAGCTTTTGTTGCAGGGTTTGGTTCAGGTAAAACTTGGGTAGGTTGTTCAAGTCTTTGTGATAAATCTTGGTCATTTCCAAAGGTGCCGTTGGGTTACTTCGCTCCAACTTATCCGCAGATCCGGGATATTTTTTTTCCCACTATTGATGAAGTTGCTTTCGATTGGGGATTGAAGACAAAGATCTATGAATCTAACAAAGAAGTTGATCTTTACTATGGCCGCCAATATCGAAGCACAATTATTTGCCGATCAATGGAAAAGCCCAACACTATTGTAGGTTTTAAGATTGGTCATGCTCTGATTGATGAGCTTGATGTGATGACAAAGGTCAAGGCTCAACAAGCTTGGCGCAAGATCATTGCTCGTATGCGATATAAACAAGCTGGTTTGTTGAACGGTATTGATGTTGCAACAACGCCAGAGGGCTTTAAGTTCACTCATGAGCAATTTGTCAAAGAAGCAAACTTAAGCGATGCTAAGCGCGCACTTTACGGAATGATTCAAGCTTCAACTTACGACAATGAAGCCAATCTCCCTGATGACTACATTGCATCATTGTTTGAGTCTTATCCACCTCAATTGATTTCTGCTTACTTAAAAGGCCAGTTTGTTAACTTGACGAGCGGGGCAGTTTATCCAGACTTCGACCGAACCTTAAACCACACAGATGAAGAAATTAGACCTAATGAGGCTTTGCTCATTGGTATGGACTTTAACGTCTTAAAGATGGCTGCTGTGGTTTATGTCATTCGAGATGGCAAGCCAAGAGCTTTAGATGAGCTGGTAGGCGTTCGTGATACGCCAACTATGGCTGATCTTTTGATTGAAAAGTTCCCAAACCATGAGATGACAATTATCCCTGATGCGGCAGGCCAAGCTACTTCATCGAAAAAGAGTAGCGAATCTGATCATGCAATATTGAGACAGAAAGGTTTAAGGGTGGAAGTAAATTCAACAAACCCGAACATTAAAGACCGAATTAATGCAGTAAATGCTTTGATCTTAAATGGCAATGGTGAGCGAACACTCTTAGTCAATACAAATAAATGTCCAAGACTCACAGAAACTTTTGAGCAGCAAGTTTATGACGATTTTGGAATGCCAGATAAGAAATCAGGCTTGGACCATGTGGGAGATGCTGGCGGATATCCTCTTGCTAAACGCTTCCCAATTATTCGTCCTGCAAGATCACTAGATATAGGAATGGTTTACTAATGCCAGTTAATACTGAACATCAAGCTTATGCAGACATGAAAAAGCGTTGGAAAACTATCGACGATGTCTGTGATGGTTCTGCCACGGTTAAGAAGCGTGGCGAACTTTATTTACCAAAACCCAATGTATCGTCTGATTTAACGCAGAATGATCAATATTATTTGGCTTACTTAACCCGTGCTGTGTTTTATGAGATTTCTAAGGACACATTAAACAAGATGGTCGGCGTGGTATTTGCAGAGGATCCAACATTCGAACCAGATGGAATGGATTTTCTTAAATACGATACAGATGGTACGGGTAAGTCAATTTATCAAGTTGCACAATCTGCCTTGCAAGGTCAGCTTAAACATGCACGTGGTGGTTTATTTGTTGATTATCCAACTACTGACGGCAATGTGTCTGTGCAGCAGGCAGAGAGCTTAGGCATTCGGCCAACGATCGTTTTTTATGAATCGTTGAGTATTATCAATTGGAGTCTAAAGCGAGTTGGTTCGGTCTATAAGCCTGAACTTATTGTCTTGCATGAGAAGACTACGGAAAAGGATCCAGAAGACGAATTCTCTAAGAAAGAAATCAATATTTATCGCGTACTTCGACTTGATGAAAACAATGAATATAACGTTCAAGTTTATACAGATAAGTCAGGAGAACTACAGGGCGGGGATATCTTTTATCCAACGAATTCATTAGGCCAAAGATGGAATGAAATTCCTTTTATTCCTTTGGGGTCTTTGGCTAATGATTGGAATATTGACCCGATCCCATTAGAACCAATTGTCACTATGAACTTGGCCCATTATCAAAACAGCGCAAGCTATGAAGAGATGGTATTTATCTGTGGACAAGCTCAGCCAGTTATTAATGAACTTGATGAAGGTTGGCGTGACTGGTTGCAGAAAAATGGAGTTCGCTTAGGTTCTAAGAATCCTTTAATGCTTCCGAAAGGCTCATCATTTGACTACAAGCAAGTCACTGAAAGCACCTTAGCAAAACAGGCTATGGATGCTAAAGAAAAGTACATGCAGGCCATGGGTGCCAAGATTCTTGAGACGGAACAAGTCAATAAAACGGCTACTCAATCAAATAATGAAAAACTTGCTCAGTACAGCGTCCTTTCTTTATGTGTGGCCAATACTAATGAGGCGATGGAATATGCGCTTAAATGGTGTGCTGCATATTATGGAAGCGGATCTAAAGCGAAACTTACAATTAAACAAGATTTCGCTAAAGGCAAGATTGACCTTGATACGCTTAAGTTCTATTGGGAAATGGTGCTTGCTAATCGCATGAGTATGGAAACCTTCCATGAGTTGCTAACTACTGGGAAAATTCCAGAAATTAGCTTTGAAGATGAGCAAACACGTATCGAAAGCGAGTCAATTAATAGACCTATGGTGGTTTAAATCGCAGGAGTGACAAATGAACGTCCAGTTGTCACAACAAGCTCTACTTGATGCCCTGGTATCACATCAGGCTTATCTCTACCGGCTCTCTTCAACTGAAATCAATAATCTCCTAACACAATTTGATTCGCTCTCTAGTGAGATGCTTTCAAAGTTAAGAGATTTATTAGATGAATTGAGTGATGCTGAAAAGACTGCATTGATGGCAGGACAATACACAACACCAGCATTAAAAGAAGTAAGGACATTAGTTCAGACTTGGCAGGCAAGTGTTGCATCAGGATTGCTTGAGAGCTTCACAGTAAGCGCTACTGCATTAGCGGTGTATGAAGCTTCATATCAAGCTAAAACTCTCGCTAATCGCAAAATAGAACCAAATGGAAAGACACTATTCAACAAGGCAAAGAAAACGCCTTTAAGCGGTGGTGTGCTACTTGATTACCTATTCGAGAAGATTGCAGACGATACAAAAGTACGAGTAGAGCAAACAATTCGAGATGGTCTATCTCGGGGTCAGACAAACCAGCAGATTGTTCAGCGAATTAAAGGCAAGAAGGCTCTTAATTACCAAGACGGTTTGCTTGATCAGAGTAGAAACCAGATTTCTACAATGGTACGAACTGCTCGAAGTCATGTGTCCAATGTTGCTCTGAATGAAACATATCAGATCATTGGTGTTGAATATGTAAAGTTCATCGCAACACTAGATAGCCGCACTTCTAAAATCTGCATGGGTTATTCAGACAAGGTTTATAAGAAAGATGAACCTCATCCTGTGCCACCACTTCACCCAAACTGTCGATCGATTCTAATTCCTGTATCGGATGATTCAGGAAAAACAATTGGGATGCGTCCATTTAACAATAAAGTGAATGGTGAAGGTGAGATAGGCGCGGTTGATTCAAATACAACTTTCAAAGGTTGGTTTGATAAACAAGATGCAGCTTTTCAAAAGTCTTGGCTTGGGCCTGCTAGATACAAGCTATTCAAAGAGGGTAAGTATTCTCTTGATAAGTTTGTAGATCCTTTAACAGGTCAGCCATTCACACTTGCTGAACTTAAAAAGCTTGATGAAGAAATGTTTAAGAGGTTGGGATTATGAGTATTAGTCCAGAACTCATTTTTGCATTAATTTTCATTGTCGGTGGGCTCACCTATTGGCAAAGAAAAAAGCATTTCAAAGATTACTTAAAGCGCAAACGCTAAATTAAATTCAAACCTTAGCACCTTCGGGTGCTTTTTTATTGCCCGCAGTTTGTGACTGCAAAACCGCTCAGGGAGCAAAACATGAAATACAAACTCGATAGCCTAGAGGGCTTATCTGATGAAATTAAAGCACTTTATGAAGAAAAAGATGGTGCATTTTATTTAAAAGTTGAAGGTTTGCCGCAGCAAGATAATTCAGAACTGGATGGGCTGAAGAAGAAAGTTGAAGAACTTCTTGGTGAAAAGAAATCTGCTCAACAAAAACAACGCGAAGCCGAAGAGAAAGCTCAACGCGAAGCCGAAGAAGCAGCCCGTAAAAAAGGTGACGTTGCTGCAATTGAAGCATCTTGGAAAGCCAAGCTTGAGCAGGCAGAAGCAAAACATGCGGAAGCAACCAAAGCATTGCAAGACCAAGTCTACAAATTAACTGTCGGGCAAACAGCACAAGCATTAGCAAGTGAGCTTTCAATCAAAGGCTCGGAGGCAGTTTTGCTTCCACATATTACAAATCGTCTTCAAGTTGAAACTGATGAAAACGGAGAGGTCAAAGTACGTGTACTAGATTCGCAGGGCAAACCTAGTGCTTTAAGTATTGATGACCTCAAAAAAGAGTTCCGCGGCAATGTGGCATTCAAGCCATTAATTGTTGCTTCAAATGCGTCAGGAAGTGGGGCTTCTGGCGGTGGTTCAGGTGGTGGAGCTGCCAAGAAACCAAGTGAAATGACCACGCAAGAGCGCTTGGAATTCCAAAAGAATGATCCTCAAGGGTTCCAAGCAGCAGTAGCGAATGGTGACTTTAATAATTAATTATTGGGAGTAACTCCATGCCTTCTTTAGTAGAAGTATTTAACCGTGACGTAGTTTTATCTTATCTACGTCCAAATCCTGTGGCAGTTTCGCCACTCGTGCAGTCAGGTGCATTCGTATCTGATGAATCTTTACGTCCTTTGCTTACAAGTGGTTCATCAACATTCGTCGTTCCATACATTAACGGTGTGGATGGTAATGTTGAACAGAACTATGGCAACACCATTTTGACTGATATCGCAATGCCTCGCACGATTGATGCAGGTGAAATGCAAGGCCGCGTTGCTTATATGAACGAAGGCTTTCTTGAGTCTGTTCTTGGGCAGTATTTATCGAAGGTCAATTCACTTGAGCTTATTGGTGGAATGCTGAATAAGTATTGGCAACAAGCTGCCGAAAACCGTGCTCTAGCAACAGTAATTGGCTTGCGTAATTATGACCAGGCGAACGGCAAGCGATTCACTACTGACATCTCTGCTTCAACAGCAACAGATGCTTCACGTTGGTCAATAGATGCCTACATTGATGCGGAAAGCACAATGAATGCTTCATTACGTGGACGTGGTGTGATGTTCGTGCATTCACGTATTGCTGCGAAGATGCGTAAACAGCAATTACTTGAACAAGTGACCACAAGTGATAACTTGCCACCAATCACCGTTTACAACGGGCGCGCAGTCATTGAAACAGATACCAATACGCAAATTGGCACAGGCGCAAACGCTAAGTTCATCACGATTCTTGCAGGTCCACGCGCATTTGCATATGACTCTGTTCCCGGTCCAAAAGATTTGAAGGTTGAAGAAACACAATCAACTGGTAATGGTGCTGGTCATGAAATCCTTTGGACGCGTCGCAACATGTTGATCCATCCACAAGGTTTTAGCTTCATTGCACCTAAAGACACTTTAACTGGTGGTACAGAGCGTGAGTCTTTAAGCGCTTCTTGGGCTGATTTGCAGAAGGCAGCTAACTGGGAACTTGTAACCAAACCAGAAGACACCTCAATCCGCTTCCTAATTACTAACCTTTAAGGAGAGCAGTCATGGCTGAGAAGCAACCAGACTACAAATACCAATACCCAACTGACCGCCGATATGCTGATGATGCGACTGACACATTAGCAGCAGGCACTATGTTTGACCCTGCCAAAACAGCGGGTGACTATGGCATTAAGGACCCAGAAGTAGCAGTTCCTGTGCCAGAAGCACCGCTGAATGGTGGTGCATAACTAAAGCAGGGCGGCTTTCGGGCCGTCCTTCTTAATTAGATTTTTAGGATTAAGCTATGAACTATGTAACAGTCGAAAGTGTGACTCAAAAGCTAGGGCCTGACTGGTGGGGAACTGGTGATCCGGTTATTGCTGTGATGCAGGCTAATGCGTGGCTTAATGCTAGAAATTTACCAGACTATCCAGAAGGTGAAGTGCCAGATGCGATTCTTACGGCTGGCGCTTACTTAGCAAAACTGGCAGCAGCAGGGCAACTCTACACAACTAAAGAAGGTGTAGTAGCATCCAAAACAGTCGCTGCACAGTCTGGCACGTCTGTAAGCAAGACGTATGTTGCAGGCAAAGAAGAGTCAGTAAGTGGCGATATGCAATTTATCCTTGATCTGCTTGAGCCATTCTTTAGCGAGAAGTATCACATCAACACCTTTGTTATTACGGAGTAGGCCATGGGAATGCGTGATGAAATTCAGCAAGAACTGGCAGCCGCATTTGATGCAGAGGATGAGCTTGCAGACGCTGTAGATACATTCACTTGTACTCGAAAGAAGCTAACTGGTTCTAATCCCGCCGCTGGTGAAGATACTTACACTGAATATGTATATGGCGGCAGAGGCGTCCTATTTGGCTCTTATTTAAAAGATTTGGTGAAGCCTATAGATTACCGCGCCACAGACTCTAAGGCCGTGCTACTGCAAAATGAAGTAAAAGATGCAGCGGGTACTTTAGTTGAGCCAGATGTTAACGACATTTGGGTGATTGAAGGCGGGAATTATCGTGTTGTGAGTTACGGAAAAGATCCAGCGGACGCAACATGGATTGCTCAATTGAGGAAAGTCTAATGATTCACTTAGATGATGGGAACTTAATAAGTCAGGCTGTAAACCAAGAGGGCGTTTATCACGCTGAGGTTCGCAAATCCACTAATGACCCAAAGAAGGTGCTGTTAGATGGCGAAGAATGTAAGTATGTACTCTTTGCAGATACTAACAAAGGCTATCTTATTCGACATAAAACCACCATTAACGGTCGAGTGTTTACAGTAGGGAATGAACCAGTATTTGAGATACTGTTTGGTAAAGTTGAGGTGACTTTTAATGGGCTGGACAAGCAAACCGAGTGCCTTCACTAAAACAATTGAAGCCGATCTAACCAAAAAGCAAAAAGATATTGTGATTGATGCATTACAAGGTGTTGTTCTCCAAAGTCCAGTTGATACAGGGGCATTTAGGGCATCACACAGAGTCAGCATAAACCAGACTGACCAATCATTTAATGAAGCAGAGAAAGATAAAGGCGGTGGCTCAACCATTAGCAAAGGAACAAGTGCTTTATCTCGTCTTGTTCCTTACTCTACTGTATACATCCAAACGAATGCGCCTTATGCAACCAAAATCGAATATGGCGACTTCACTGACAAACCAGAGACACCAAAAACTACAGGTGGCTATTCAAGACAAGCGCCACAAGGTGTTTACGGTTTAACCTTTAACTATATTGCTCAGAAATACGGTGGTTAAAATGGCAATGACTTTAGATCAAGCACGACAAGCCATTATCACTAGAGCAATGGCCTTTACTGGAATTGAGCAGACCCGAATTAAATATCCTAATAAAGACTTTACAGTTCCGACTGATGGGCTTTGGTGTGAAATTAATGTGTTATGGGGCGGTTCAATCATTGCAGGAATTGGTGATACCCCATGCACAAGAAGAACAGGGATTATCTCAATCAACTGCATGGCCCGTCTGAACACACATGAAGTCGCAATAACAAAACTTGCAGATGCTTGGTTAGCTCATTTCGAATATTACACAACTGGCCAACTAGAGATACTCCAAGGTCAAGTACAAAACCTCGGCAATAACGGGGACTTCATTCAGTACAACATTTCAATAAATTATCGCGTCAATTAACGAATTTAACTTTTAAACGAACCTGTCCTTAGCGGCAGGTTTTTTTATGCCTGCTCTCAGGCAACCACTGGCTAGGCTGATCCCCGAAAAGCACGTTTCCATGTTCAACGTGCCTGCCAGTTTATTTTCTTCAAATATCTAATTTTAAAGATAAATCCAAACTTGGGTTAAACGTTTTGCCATACAGATATGTCTCGTTACCGCATGTCTGTGTGGCTTTTTTATTTGGTAACGAGGTAAACGATATGAATGCAATTGTGAAAATTGAAACACCAGAGCAAGCTTATCAAGTGATAGAGCAGGTGAAAGAGCAACTAAAAGATGTGAAGGACTCATTGCTTGAAATGACATCAATGATTGGAGATATTGAAAAGCACGAGGGGGAATTCTTCTTTAATTTCTTAAAGTCACTGAGTGCGCAAGATAAGAAACAGGATGCTTGCATGATGAATACGTACGTTATGCAAGATGTGGATGCTGGAATTGTGAAGATCGGAAAATCAAAAAATGTCCAAGCCAGACTTTCTGCAATCACAAATATTAGTGGAAGAAGTTTAAAGATTATTGCAACTTTCCCTGAAGATATTGAGAAGCAACTGCACATCAAATACGCGGAATTTAGAGAAGTGGGTGAGTGGTTTTCTTTGCCAAAATCTGAACTAGATAAGCTGATTAAGGAAGCGCAACCATCCTTAGATTTTGATGAGGATAAAGATAATGACAAATAATGTTCCTGCTTACATTGTGGTGGAGTGCAGACCAAGTACAGATGAAGATGGTTATGCAGATGTAGTTATTAATGATGAAACTTATATTTTTACTAGCATAGAGCCTGTAGAAAGTATCAAGGAGGCAATATTGCTAACCATTGATATTAGCCGAATTAACCCAGATCACAAGCATATTGTTCTTCATCATGAAAGTCTGCAAAAGTTGCTAAATGGCATTCATGGTCAAGAGTTAAATGAATAAATCTTCCCCAAATCCAACGCCCTCAATTCGAGGGCTTTTTAATGCCCGAAAATTAAGGAGAAAACCATGTCGAGTGGTGCACGTCAGATAACACAAATCGCGAAGGAAACCACTGTTGGTACCACACCATCACCCTTCGCACGTACAACTTTTGAATTTACTGAAAATGGCTTAGATGCAACAGTAACAAAAGAGGATTCAAATTCAATTACCAGCGGACGTATTGCACGAGCGTCAATGATCACCGGTGCAGAGTATGCCGGTGAATTAAAATGTGAGGCAAAATATAGCCCCTTAGTTCAAGATCTGATGGCCGCAGCAGCTTTTAATAACTGGGCATCTAATGTTTTAACTTTTGGGGGTACTCTTCGCCAAACATTCTCAGTTTTACGCGGCTTTGATGATGTAAATGACTACCATGTTTTCCGTGGATGTCATGTAAACACTTTTGGAATTGATATTCCTGAAGCTGGCTTAATTACAATGACTTTTGGCCTAATGGCTCTCGGTCGAACAAACTTTTCTTCAGCACCAGCTGGAACAATTACAGCTGCAGATAACAATCCCAAAATGTCGAATGTCTCTGTAGGTGACATTTTGATTGATGGAGTTTCTCAAGCAGGGATTTCATGCTTGACCGCTTTTACATTTAATTGGGATAACACCATGCAGCTACAACGTTGTTTAGGTGGAGGGATTGATGCACGTGCAATCCTTGAAATGCTTGCTGCAGGTACTGGCTCATTTACCGCAGCTTGGTCACGCAATACATCCGATATGTATGAAAAGCAATTCACTAACAAAACGATTTCATTAAAAGTTCCAATCACTGATACAGATGGGAATAAATATGAAATTTTTATTCCTAAAGCTGAAATTACAGCTCCATTACCTAGTGGTGGTAATTCAGATCTTTTAAATGCTTCATTCGAATATAAAGTCGTAGAAGTAGCACCAACAATTACTCGTACACCAGCAGCAGTTCCTGCGCCTTAAATATTAATCTGATAGCAGCCTTAGGGCTGCTTTTTTTGGAGATATAACATGGCTCTTGAAGTCAATATTCAAAGAAATAAAGACGTCAGTTTGTGGCGCGAATACAAAGATACTGAAGGCAATGTACTTGCTGAGTTTAAGATCCGTGGTATTGGATATAAGCCTTATCAGGTGGCACTTGAACGAGCAAATAACCAGATCTCATCAAAAGGCTTTGACGTAGCAAAGGCAACAGCAGAAGATAAACTCTTTCATGAATTAGTTTTAGAAGCAGTTGCATGCCATTTAATTGAAGACTGGAAAGGTGTGGTTTTTGTTGAAGAAGGTCCTGAAGGTGAGCTGGTAAAAACAGAGCCTACTTTCAATGGCGAAAATGCATTTAAGTTGCTCAATATGGGCGATTTAGGTGTTTCTATTTGGTCTTTTATCCGCACTGAATCTGAAAAGATCCAAGCTGAAGCAAATCAATATCGAGATGATGTTGTGGGAAAGTCGTCAGCCTCTACGAGTGGACAAAGTTCGGCTCAGAAGAAGAAGCGAGCGACTACAGTAAAAAGCAAAGCGCAGTCGCAAAAGCTTTAAATCTCAACAACACTAAGGTTTTAACTAAACCTGACTATTCGTATGTAGCCAACGTCATACTATCCGCATATAACACGATTGCAAGATCTAGACGCTATGAACAAGGTGTTCCTCTGGCGCTAGATATTTCTGCAATTAATGCTTATGTTGAGCAATATGACTTGCCAGTGGAGCGATACATCTTCAATGACTGCATCTTTACACTTGACGATATGTTTTTGGATGAAGCGCATAAGAAGTCTAGTAAAAAATAACAGCCTTAAGTAATAGTGGTTTTTATTGCGCCTTTATTAACCAGTTTGTTAAATTACCCCTAAACGTAGGGGTATTTCATGAAAAAGATTATTTTGTTGAGTTTGGTTCTAGGTTTGGGAGGCTGTAAAGAAGCCAGCACTGGTTTGGATAAAAAAGTACTTAATACAACTTATGAAAAGTGTACTGATTACCTAACTAATTCCTTAAAAAGCCCATCCAGCCTTAAGATTGGAGAGGCAAATATCTCTACAGTCATTCCACCAGCTGAGGATATTACTAATGTATTTGGTGATCTCATTACTAAAGATGGAATAGTAAAAGACAGTATCAAGGAAGAGAAAGCTAGGTTTCGAGAATTAACAGTTGATATCGATTATGAAGCACATAATTCATATGGGGCTTCCATAAGAGGATATTATCAATGTAGTTTTATGTATAGACTGAATAAGGGTGAAACAAGCCCTGAGCCACTGAATACTTATCTATACAAGTTGAAAAGTGATGGTGAAGATATTGGTTTGGCTGCACATATTCCTCTTGCTGAGTTTCAAGGTTCAAACTTTTATTTAAATAAAGTTATTAAAAGAGTTGTTGGTGCTAAAGATAGTCCATTCAATGAAATTGATAACAAGCGCTATAAAGAAATCGAAACAGTCTATAGAAATCAAAAGCACGAAAGAGAAGCTGAGAAGTTGCGTGAAAGTTGGGATGAATCTATGCCTAGTGTAGAGGTGGCAGCAGCAGCTGCCGCGGCTGATATTGCAGCCGTAGCTGATGAATCTGATAGATAGTTAAGTTTAGTTACTAACCCACTCATTGAGTGGGTTTTTTATTGCCTAGAGGAAAGTAAGATGGCACAAGAATCACGTCTCGTCATTGTAATTGATGCAAAAAATGCAGAGCGTAATGCGCGTAATCTAGGCAATGAATTGGACAGTATTGAGCGTAAAGGCGACTTTGCAAGTAAATCAATGGATAGTTTGTCTGTGGCAACGCGCCAACTTGCTGGCTACATGGCTGGATTGGTGACTGTAAGTGCCGCCATTTCTAAGATGGACACTTACACTGGTCTTCAAAACCGTCTCAAATTAGTAACTAACAACCAAGTTGAGTTAAACAAGGCAACAGAAGATACCTTCCGAATTGCTCAAAAAACCTATTCAGCATGGGATTCTGTTCTACAGGTCTACCAGCGTTTTAGTGATAATGCCAAAACTTTAAACCTCACAATGGATGACACTGCTCGACTAACTGAAACAGTATCAAAAGCTGTAGCAATAAGTGGTGCAAGTGCAGCAGCAGCAGATGCAGCTTTAGTTCAGTTTGGGCAGGCATTAGCAAGTGGAACATTGCGCGGTGAAGAGCTTAACTCTGTAATGGAGCAAACCCCAGCATTAGCAAAAGCAATTGCTCAAGGTATGGGTATAACTGTTGGAGAGTTACGCACAGTAGCAGCGGAAGGGAAAATTACTTCCCAAGAAATCGTTAAGGCCTTAAAGAATGTTCAAGCAGATGTAGATGCCTTATTTGCTAAAACAGACATCACTATTAGCCAATCGCTAACGCTGCTTAACAATGAAATTACTAAGTTTGTTGGCGAGTCTGGAAAGGGATCTGGCGCAGCAGAAGTATTGTCAGGTTCTATTAAAACGCTTGCTGGTAACTTAGATGTTTTAACATCTGCAATGATGGTTGGTGGTGCTTATTGGCTTGGAACCTACATTCCTGCAATTTATGCCTCTGGTGTTGCTGTAGCTGCAAAAACGAAGGAATTAGCGGTTCAAACCGTAACGCAGTATGCTGCAATTCAGGCCGAGCGCGCTGCTGCTGCTCAACAAGTAATTAGCACTCAAGCCGCTGTTGCAAATACTCAAGCAACTTTAGCTGCTATTGCGGCTGAGAAAGCTCTAGAAGTACAGCGCCTTAAATCTCAAATTACTGAAAAAGGCAGAACAGCGACATTAACTCGTATGGCTGAGTTAAAGAAAATTGAGGCTCAAGTTACAAGAGAATTGGCACTTGCTGAAGATGCATTGGCTGTAGCTCAATCAAGATCAGCAGCAGCTGGTGCGGCAAGTGTAGGGATAGGATCACGGCTTTTAGGTTTACTTGGTGGTCCTGTTGGTATTGGCATCACAGTAGCAAGTTTAGCAGCCGGATATCTTTTAATGCGAGACAATGGCGATAAAGCCAATGACATGCTTGAGAAGCAATCACGTTATGCAGGCATGGCAGCTGATGAACTCATGAAGCTTGAAGGTGCACAAAAGCGAGCAGCGGAAGGTGAACTGACAAAGCAACTAAGTTTACAGAATGCTCAACTATCTAAATCTCAGAACGAGTTCTTGTTACTTACTCAGTCTATCACTGACAACAATAAGCAAAGTGCTGAAGCTTATCGAATATGGGCAGAATTAAAAACTGGCGTTATTGATGTAAACCAAGCTTTCAATAGATTAAATCAACTTTCGTTCATCAGTTCGGATCAAATTAACCAGCTGGCTGATAGCAAGAAGAAAGTAGATGAAAACTCAAAAGCTGTTAAACAAACAAACGCAGAGTTAAATCAGGTTCGCGCGTCTGGTGCCAATGCAAAAGCAGGTTTCAATGATGTTAGTCAAGGTGCGAAAGGAGCAGTTCAAGACGTAACTGAGCTTAATAAAAAGCTTAAGGACATCAATAAATCACTTGCAGATCGTAAATGGGATGCAGACTTTAAGTCGGTTTTGATCACTAAATATGGTAGATCAGCAGAAGAAGCAGAGCTTCTGTTACAGACTTATCGAGAAAACCAGAAAAAAGGTTTTGCAGGCGTCACAGTTGAACAAGACAAAATTATTAAAGGCATTATTAGTCAGGAAAGTGCTCTTGATAATCTTGTAAATAAGGATAAGGAGCGCACTAAAGAGCTTGAAAAACAGCAAAAAGTGCTTTCAGTTAATGCCAAAGTTCAGGCAAATGCTGCTAAATATGGATTTGCAAGTATTGAATCAAAGTACAATTTGCCAGCCGGCACATTGTCAGCGCTTCATATGATCGAGTCACGCGGTAATGCTAAGGCCTATAACAAATCAACTGGGGCAACTGGTGGATTCCAATTTCTGGAAGGCACAGCTAAGCAATATGGCGTGAAGGACCGTACTGATTTAGCACAATCTGCCGAGGGTGCTGGAAAGTACATGTCTTATCTTTTAAAGCTCTTCAAGGGGGATTTAGAGAAGGCAGTACGTGCTTATCATGCGGGTGAAGGCAATGTTCAAAAAGGTAAAGGTATTGGCAAGAATAACAACCAATACTGGAAGGATTATCAAGGCTATATGGCTGGTATTAACGGCTATACTGCTGGGGATATCACCTCTAAAGACTTTGACAAGCTTATTCAAGATGCCACCAAAATGGCAGAAGATCAGGCTAAATTGCGCCTTCAACTGGAAAACGATGTAGCTGATGAAGTGACCAAGATTAGAAATGATCTTGCTAAGAAGTTGGAAGATGTTGATAAAGCCAACTTTACCCCAGAACGCAAAGCTGAAATTAAAGCAGAATTGCAAGCCCGTGCTGATAATGATGTTGCCATAGCTCAACAAGCTCTTAAAACAAAGCTTGATGACTATAAACAGTTCAACATGACTGAAGAGCAATTGCTTAAGGATAGTTTTGACCGTAAGAAATTTAATGCGGCTCATGATATTGAGTTAAGTAAAGATCAGCGTGACGAGGCTATTAAGTATCTTGATCAGCAATATCAGCATGAACAAGGCTTAATTCAATTGGCAAGAGAGCAACGTTTATTTCAGGCCAGACAGTTCTTATATTCAGAAGTTGATGCTATTAAGGAAAGGTATCGTATTGAACGGGAGGAAATTCTTAAGAATACCAAGCTTTCTATAGAAGAGCGACGGGAACGTCTATCTTTATCTAAGGCGCAAGAACGTCTAGAGATTCTAGATAAGGCTTTTCAATCTAGTAAAAATTGGGATCAGACTAAAGCTGATATGACGGGTAATAGTCAACAATACCAGCTAAACCAATCACGTACTGATCGGAGGGCTCAATCTTTAAATTTAGCAAATACTCAAGTAGCTGCACTCGATATTCAAGCTAAAGATCCAAATGCAAATATGGTAGCTCTAAATGCACAACGTGAACAAATCATGAAGGAACACTTTGAGCGTTTGAAATTGATTGAATCTACTTATCAAAATGATTCAATGAATCTCCAGTTGGGTTATGGAGCTAGTGTCACAGGGGCATTGGCTGGCATGTTTAAAAATATGCTTGGTGAGTCATCAAGTGCATACCGCATTCTTTATGAAAGTCAGCGGGCATTCGCATTGGCGCAGGCTGGAATGAACATGTGGAAAGCTGCTTCAGATGCTTACGCAAATGAGCCAGGTACTTGGTACCAAAAAGCGGCAGCAGCAGCGATCGCGACAATTAAATCAGGTACATTTGTATCTCTCATCCAAGCTGCAACCCCGCAAGGATTTGCGGATGGTGGTTATACAGGTAACGGCCTAAAACACACTCCAGCAGGGATTGTGCATAAAGGCGAAGTCGTATGGTCGCAAGAAGATATCAAACGCTGGGGTGGTGTTAGCGTTGTTGAAAGCATGCGTCAAAGTAAACCAAGTGGTTATGCTAACGGTGGCTATGTATCAAACAATCAAACGGATGCAGTTGCAACAGTTAGAGAGCATAGGCAATTCGAAGCTATTAACACCGGAAGAACTGAGAAATCTCAACCTACTGTTACCATTATCAATAAAACATCAGAAAAAGTGGAAGCTACATCTGGATGGGATGGTAAGGAGTTAACAGTTATCTTAAAAGAGTATCAGAAACAGAATGAGGAAATGGTAGATGCTAAGATTGAAAAAAGATTTAGAATGTCTAAACGACAAGGGTGGTAGGTTTAAAAAAGAAGCTTTGAAAGGTTTCTTTTTTTATTTGAAGCTAGAACTTTAACGGTTCGGAAGAAATCTACTCTATTGTAGGTGGTTGCGTAAATTGTTCTTCTTAATATATTTAAGATTGATAGTTAATTAACCACTTGTTAAATTACCTCTAGAGATAGGGGTAATTTCATGAAAAAGATTATTTTATTGGGTTTTGTTTCAATTCTTGGAGGGTGTTCAGTTGCACCAATTCAATTGCCAAATAATGTATCAACTATAAGTGCTAGCTCAGCGGGGGATACATACATTGATAAAATTGATTATTCTTTTAATTCAACGAGTAAATCATTCTCAAAATTGAAACTATGTGCTGCAGAAACTTTCCAAAATGATGACATTGTTCTACATGACCAAGCTGGTAGTTTCATAGGGGCATATACGGGTAGATATTATGAAAATAATAATACACAAGTTCATCAAGGGAAGTCTGTTTTTAAATTTCTAGATGAAACTGAAAAAACATTTATTGCAAATGGCAATGTAAAAACAAAGGGGCAGCAAGTAGGCCTTATTACAGATTTTGTTAAATATGATGCAAAAATTGCTCTTAAAGAAAATAAAGTTCAATTTGTAATGAGCAATATTTTGAGAGCTCAACAAAATACAGGTACATCAAGTAACAATGGTTTTAGGCAGGTTGGGACATGGGCTGGAGCACGTGCACCTGGTGTTATTGAAGCATTAGATGGAATAGCTCATAAATATCAAAATTGCGTTCAAACTAATTAAACAAGTAGGAAATAAAAACCCCGCTCTTGGCGGGGTTTTGTTTTATAAGGAGGAAATATGAAAGCAATTCAATTTAAGAAAACAGGCCAATACACCGGTAATCATGATGAAGTAACACGTTTACTGGGCGGCACAGTAACCTATGTTGGTCAACGTGGAAGAGAGGCAAATAAGACTTATGAACGAGATGGGGAAACTTTCCCTATCCAATTCGATGATTGGCTTGTAGATATTGAAGGTGTGGTTCTTGTTTTGAGCGAGAAGCAATATCAAGCGCTTAATTCAGTAGCTTATAAACCTATAGGTTTGGGTGAAGCAATTGGTCGGCATGTCAATGAGTACTTAAGTCAACAACAGCGACAAGGCGGTTTATTATCAAAGTAACCCACTCGAATGAGTGGGTTTTTAATTCCAAAACAAAACCCCGATGTTGACGCATCGGGGTTTTTGCATTTCCACCAACCGACGAAAGTAAGAGGAAAATAAATCTATATGGAAGATTTTATCAAATTAATTTAGAGGTCGGTTTTTTTATGGATTCAATTTATGAGCAACCTTAAATTCACTTTCGAATGCGACTTAGACGGAAATAGTAATACTCAGCGCTTTAATACGTTATCAAGCAAATTTGGCGATGGGTATGAACAAAACATCTCAGTTGGTATTAATAACCGATCTGGTGAATGGACTTATCAAAGAACGGCTTATAAAGCCGAAATTATGCAAATCAAAGCATTCTTTGATGACCATAAAGGTGCTGACTCGTTTCTTTGGGATTCGCCTTTAGATGGTGAGGTTCGAGTTAAAACAGGTGAATATCAACCCCGTTGTTTAGGCGGTGATGTTTGGCAAATCTCCACCACCTTCACCCAAGTTTTTTACCCTTAATTTAAACCCCTTTAAAGCCCCTATTTAGGGGCTTTTTTTATGCGAGTAAGAAAATGACGATTCAAACTGTTAATCTTGGTTCAGCTCCGACTGGCGCAGGCGGCGACACATTTCGCTCAACTGGCGCAAAAATGAATGAAAACTTTACGAACTGGACACATGCAGCTAGTCGTTATGTAGGTACTGCTGCTGGGAATGTGATGGAAGTTGGTGCTTTTGGAGTTGGAAAGTCAATTCTATTAGGTAGTCAAAAATTATCAACATTGAGAGGAGGTGGTAATGCCTTTTATTGGCAAAATAATGGTAATAATATTTCAAGTGCTGGAGACTATCCAGACAACGATTCTCAGGCAATTATTAATTTA